GCTGACCAATTTAAAAACGATTCACTTATGCCCCCAATATTCACTACTCGGCCGGTGCCTTGAGGTTGATAATAATCAAAGTACGGATCATCAAAATTATATCCGCGCACTTCGAATCCGTCAACAGTCTTTTGTATAACTACACCGCTGTAATTTATTTTTTGTATTGGCGAATTGGTATTCAAGAAAATATCATAATTTTCGTCAGGCACAAATACGTTCGATGTGCTAGACGGACTCTTACTATCCAGCAGTAATCTAAATTTTTCCTTGCTGGTAAATCCACCCAACTTACTAGTTAATCCGCATGTAATATTTTTAAGATTGTATTTGTAACCATTGTAAATTTCAACATTAACTCCGGTTTGCAAATCTACAATCCAGTTGATAATGCCGGCAGTATATGTTCTATCAGTAGACTGCACAGTCGCTGGCAACACAATATCTTTAAGTTTTATTCTTAAATTAGTGTCGGCATAAACAAATTGTCCTGTAAGATTTTTTACAGTACGTGATCTATCAAGATAAAGACCCAATATCTTGTTAGGGTACATCAACAATGCAGTTTTTGTTACTGCAAATGCATAATAACTAGATCGTGACCATGCAGTTTCTGTAGGGGCGCTGTCACCAAACACAAAATCATTGTTAGCGTCAACTTGAATAAATCCAAAAATTGAATTACTCAGCAACGGGCTTGTCAAGTTTCCATCCTGATCTACTGGAATCCTTGACAACAGACCGGGTCTAACAAATTTTTCTCTAGTAACAATAGGAGTATTAGGTTCTCTAACATGACCGTTTTGTAAATCTTCCCAAAGAATCAAATTGTCTGAAGTATATGGTCTTGGACCATATACTGATTGCCACCAACTAGGTTCTATACTAAATCCTAAACATTCCCAAGGATGAGTATGAGGTCTATCAGTATCTAATAGATATCTATAAATTCCTCGCCAAAATCCAGGACTGTCCTCCCCGTTAGGTAATTTATTTTGATTGTAATTAAAAGTAAAAGGATCTAATCTATCAAAAAAATCATTTACAACAGTATTGTTATCTATCAACGATGCCCATCGATAAAAACTGCCGCTCAGAATATCTAAAAATTCTTGACGAGAATATTCTGTTGCTCGAGAGTATCCTGGAATAATATCATAAATGTCTACGATTTCAGAATCATAGTTGACTTTTATATTATTGTAGATTCGTTTTTCTAATTCTAATATTAAATCATCTCGATAATCATTAAACGCTAAAGTTATACTACCGTCGTGGCCTTGTATTACTCTAGTAGGTTCTAAATATGTGTTATCATTATAAATTTCAGGAACAAATTTTGGATACAGTCCTAACTTAGACGGTGTGGCTGGAATAAAGCATCCGTCAGTAGTATCATATTCTGCAATGTCAATTGTGTCGCCTTCGGCCAAACTTGTAAGAATGTTTACAAATCCCTCACTGCTAAATTCATAATCTTTTGCAAAAATAAGTTGTTCGCCGTTGAGATATACTAATACAGCATGATTTGACAGTGTTGACATATCAAAGTTAAAAGATAAAGGATATGTTGAAATGTCAGAATCTAGTACAGTGAATTGATAATTCTGTAAACCAGTGTGCGGTACCATATCACTGAGATAATATTTTTCAGTATTAGATTTTGATTTATTAATTTCATTTAATATTAAATCTACCAAGTCTCGAGGAGCAGTGTCAATTCCAAGATTTTCAGCAATCATTAAAAAGTTTCTTTTGAATTTGCCGTAATCCTCACTTGCAGTATCAATGGCATTTACAGCGTTTGATGTTCTACTGCCAATATGATACAAACTGTTAATTAAAGGTCCGCTGTGTTGAATAAACCGTGTGCCAAACTGTGCAATTGCACCCAAATCTCGTAAATTATTGTTTCCAGGAAATGCTCCTTCAAAATTTGTAAGATTATTGACAATGCTGTCCACATGATCATTAACTTGCCCTAATGTAAAGATGTTGACATTTTCATTTAGTGGATTATTTTGTAGGCTTACTGGTAACTCGTAATATCCATTGTTGTTTTTTGCCTGAGTGGCCAATGTTTTTATCACAACGACATCGTTGAGACCAGCACTGGCATTTAGCACAATGTATTTGAATTTGATACCATTTTCAATCACATACTGTGTATTCGACAACCTAATTCCATTTAGATAGACACTGACTGTTAAATCTGCAAGATCGTTTATATCATCATATACATCTATATTAAAATTATTTGTTTGATCTTGGCCTTTATAAATTCTAATAACTCTTTGAAAATCGTCATAGTAATTTTTTACCCAACCGTTGGTATAAGTTGCAGTGTCGTCCAGTACAATTTTTAAATAATTTTTTGACACATTGTCTGTTATTAATTCGGCCGCTTGTTTGTAAGAAAATATATCAGTTGTATAATTAAAATTAAAAACTACATCACCAATATTATTGATATTTCTATATGTCAACGGAAATTTTAATACATTGTCATTGACTCCGGTACCTCGCTGATAGGAAAAAACTTTTGTACCTGAAAACGTACTGCCCTCGTATTTGTTAATGTCCGAGATGCTGACATTATCGTTATCATATACATCGAGCAGCACATCTTGATTTGTAGTGATTTTTTCTTGACCTAATTTCCAAACAGTGCCGTCAAACCAATACATCTTGCCTTGATTGGTTCCCAGTTTAATTAATACTGTTTGATCTTGTTGAGGCTCTGTGTCGTCAACTTCAATTAATGTTATTTGTTTACGGCGACTTGGCCCGGATTGCACTTCAATGAATTTTACTTGAAAAATTCTACCTACTACTCTGATGTCAGTATCTGCAGTAACTAACAATCTGTGTCCGTCGGCCAAATTGACTCCGTCCACATTATATCCCAAACTGCCTTCAATAGTACTGAAAACATCAGTAGTAAACGTATCAATTAAATCAATGTTTTTCTTGGCATTGGTTCCAAAATTATAAAGTTTAATTCCGGCTGCAAATTCAATAATTGGTCGTTTGGCTCTTGCACTTTGATCTAAATCTGCAGTTGTTCCATTGATTGTAGATGCAATATCTATAATGCCTTTATGAAACCATCTATTATAACGACTCCACGGATTTCTGTCCGGACTTGCTCGATTAACCGTAATATAATCTTGATCTCCAGCAAATGCAGAAGCATCATCAAATGGTAAATTATCAAATGCTGTGTCGTCAAACAACACTGATCTCTGCTCGCTATAACCGCTGACAATTTCTAAATCATCTGCAGATACTAATCGAATTTTGTCACCGACACCTTCAACATACCAATAGCCCAAAGCATACTTTGTTGGTGTTACTTCGCCAACAAAGTTTATTTTCATACCATTACTGAGCGGATATCCGTTGCCCATGGTATATGTTTTTTTACCTATAATTTCTGTATCGACGTCAATTTCTGTATTCTCTTCTATGTTTTGAATTTGTAATACACCGCCGATATTGACATCATTTTCGCTGACATAGAATAAAACATTAGGAGCATCCAATGGAATTTCAAAAGTCAATATTCCAGACTCTACAGCAGTTGCTCCGCTATCATCAACTGATACACCTAGAGTATATCGACTCAACGTTCCGCCTATTCTTTGAGTTTTGATACTGAATGGCTGATCTGGTGCTGTGACATTGAACTTGTATGTTTGACCCCTGTACAATTTTAATACTGGATTTCGAGTCAATCCATTGGGATTAAAGATGTAGGCAAAATTGTCCCCTTCGTCTACTAAACTTACTGTATATTCACTTTGAATTGTTTTCTGTTGTCCGTACACTGGGATAGAATCAGGCCCGTAAGGCAACCAGTAGTATTGTTGGAAATTTACAAATTTATCCCAATCTATCAGTGGATTCCAACTGTAAAATTCTTGTTTGTTTAATCTACGATGGTTATTTGTTATACCCCCTAGTACGCTGATATGATTAATATGATCTAGATAATCTTTGTTAAACACAACACTATCTAAATCATTTTTAATAATAGCACTAGGTTCTAATTGATAATTTTGTCTGTCAGCAGTTGATGTCTGAACAAAGATATCGTCAGCAGTGGTGGCTTTGCTGTCTTGGCGGCCAATAAATCCGTTGACTTTTTTTACAGTACCAGGCTGTAACAATTGTTCTAGCGTGGCGTGAACAAATTTTTTGTTGCTGTCAGATCTATAAAAACGAGGCAGTAGACTAGAAATTTTTCTTGAAGAAGAATCTATTGGAACTGGGTTTTCGTTTTGACTGTTGTCGTATGCCATTGTTTACCTTTAAGAACTAGAAATTTGATTTTTGTTTGCAATTTTTTCGGTTGTTGTAATTGCACCAATGGCTTTGATTTTACTTGCTGTGATACTGGATACGATTTCAATATCATCAACTGTTGCTGCATTTACAAAAATTTCATCTTTTTCACATGTAATTTCAAACAGGCTACCAAAATATAAGTTGTCTGCTTTGGGTACAACAACGAAACTGACTATAAACGGTGACAGTTCTGCCAACACAAATGTTGATAATTCTCCGAAATAAAATGTATTTCCAAAATCCCAATTTTCAATTGAGAAAAATTTTGTTATAGAATTTAATATTCGTGTTTTGACATCATTATCACTGATAACTTGTTCTATGTTTTTTACTACTTTAAATGTGGCTTGCAAATCTATTTTTGCAAGACTGCCGAACAACACTTTAAATTTCACAGGATGATAAATGATTTCATCACTTATAGATTTAATTTTTCTTAATGTGGGATGAAGATCATTATATAAACTGTCACTGCTGGGAGGCAGCGGTTCTTCTTCGATCGAACCGTTGACGTATTGTCTATATGCAGTGTCGTATTCTTTAGTTAAAATAAAAATATCAATGATGTTTGTGATTCCAGGATCAATTCTAGTTTCATAATCTGCATTGTGAATATATTGGAATTTCAATCTATCTCGACCAACCAACACTTTGTATTGCAAACTTGGTATTAGCGTAGAGGCAACTTTGTCTAATTTTTTTATTACATCAGTATCAATAAAATAAAAATGTTGTGCTTCCGCATATTGCGAAAATGATGAAATTGAAGTCTCTGACGGTAAAATTATAACTGTGGGATTTGTTAAATCATTATAGATGTATCGATAATCTTCCTGGCGGTCACCGATGGTGTATTTTTCTTGTACAATATATTTTCTTTGAAGAACCGTAAGATTGGTCTCTGTAGCAGAAGGAGGATCAACAATGTCATTGAATATATCTGGATTGTCTACCACACTGTCTTCGTCTGTATCGGTAAAGGTAATTTCAATTTTCTTAGTGTCAACGTATCCATCTAATCCACTGTATTCTTTGAGAATAGACCAATCTCTATCAAAAGTATAAGCAGAGTTCAATGGTGCAGGTGCAGTGTTTATGCTTAACACTTTTATTTTATCTTTGGCCACTGTGTTTGTTCTAGTGTCATAAATTTTATCACTGCTGTCGTAATAAAATCTAATTTGTTGATCACTTTCAAATATGTAACGAAGTTTTCTAGAATTAACTGTGTAGAATTCTTCGTCTGGTGTAAACAAAATTAACCAACTAGAATCTAACTTTTGATTAGATCTGTCACCTGCTTTGCCTAGACTAAACAAATCAGATACATTTAAATTTTGTTCAAAAACTATTTTCCAAGTTCTAGTTGTTCTATCATATCTTAAACCAAATGGTCTGTTATCAAACACTAGATCAATAATAGTGGTAATTGTACTGCTTTCAATTGTGTTTTTATATTTGGGAATAATTCTAGATAATCTAGCATCATTAGGAACAATGTCATTCAATATGATAGGGCCAAAGCCGGTAGACAAAGTTCCAGTGTTGTTGGCAGTACCGTCGCCGGTAACGGACACAATTTTAGTCCATAATACTGTAGATCCATTAGATGGTATTCCACCTGAAGGAATTGTTTCTAATTTATTATTAGATGATTTATTGAAGTACTGACCAGTGGGTGCGGTAAATTTAACTAATGCCCCAGATTCAATGTAGGTTAAATCAGTACTGGTAAACTGTCCGGTTGCATACGGAATAGTGTCTGTAATGTTTCCAAAATATCCAGTACTTTGATTGGTGTCTATTGTTTTAGAATACCATCTTGAAATAATTGTTACAGAAGTATCAATTTCATAATTAGCATAGAAATAATTTTTTAAATTGTCATCTTTGATAACATTGAATAATTGATTGTAAACTATAAACTCAATATCAGTTTTAGTCACATAGGAAAATCTAAAACTGTCAGAATACAATTCTTTATAAACTACACCGTCATCAGAAAATAAATTTGTTTTACTGTATTTTCCTGTAGGGTCAACTAGATCAAAATAACGACTGATGCCACTGGAACTTCTATTAACTGATTTAATTTTGAGAATTTGTTGACTCACAGTCAACGGACTAATATTATAGTCCTCGCCGGTGATCATTCTATTTTGAGTATAATAACTGGCTGGGGCGTTGGTTTTGATACTGTCATTTGTTTCTGTGGCTGCGGAATTTACCACTGTAGACAACAAACTCATATTAATTGTCAATACCTCAATTTGACCAGTGTTACTGACATAAGAAATATCAACACTTACAGAACGAATATCTTTGGGGTTAATAGTGTAAGAAAAACCATTGCTGGTTCTGTAGTAAATTCTAAACGTGCCCAATGGCAATGTACCGAATACGCCATCAGAAAAATTCAAACTTATTCTATCACCTACACGGGTAATTACGCTATAGATGTTTCTTATGTTTTTTTCTAAACTGTTGTAAATGGTATTGTTACCTTTGAAATCTGATACTGGGGCCCAGTATTGTGATTCTCTACCGTTATTATCTAATTTGTAAAGCCATACATCTGTGTCGTTGATATTGGCAGCATCTATATCAACAATTTCATTTGACCCAGGTTGATCTAATGTAAACGTACCTGTATTGAGTTGACCTTGTCTAAAGTGAAAGAAAAATCCAGTATTGCTTGAGCCTGCGCCTTTTCCGTCATCCTTGTAGATAAAAGCAGGGGTCACGCCCAATGCTGGCGGTTCTTCTTTGACTGCTGCATTCAATGTATCTATAACTGTACTGGTGATTTCAAATTGCATGTTTCGACCGTCAACTGTTTTGGTAAATCCAAATACTGGGACGTCGGTGCTGATGCCTTTAAATCTATACTGCTCTGTTGGGATTCCTGCTATTGTGGCCTTGGCATCAGGTTTACCAAATTGTCTATTAGGTTCTAGTGCTGAATTAATAACTTTGGTAAATTGTTCGAGCCAATTGGCATTTGTAGGATCATTCCATGCTACTGTAACGCCTGAAAGATTTCTATTGTTTGAGTCAATAACTGCTTCTGTAGTTTTTACACTGGTAAATTTTAAAAATCCATTGGCTGCTAGATTTCGTTTGGCATTGTAACTTAACAGTCTTGCTAATCTTAATACACTTTCTCGACGTTCCGCTAATTCTAAAAAATTATCACGAGCATTTAAATCTACACGAAATGCTATGCTTTGTCCTAAGAACGCAATAAGATCTATTAACGCTAGGTATTCAGAACTTTCAACATAGTCATTAAAATCTTCAGGGTAGTTTTCTCTAATGTATGATATCATCACTCTGCGAAGATTTTCAAAGTCGTAACTTTGGAAATCAGCATTTCTAAAAGTCTGATATATGCGTTTCCAGTCTTCAGCAACTAGTAATCGATTCTGACGATCGGTAGATGACATCGTTTATCCTTGTTCAGTATATTTATTTGTAACTTAAACTACGCACTTAACTTATTAGACCATTGTCTTGATCGAATTTAAATTGCAAATTTTCACTTATATTGAAATTTAAATACAGCAATTCGCATTCAATTTGTATTCCACTTTCATATTCACTTACAATAATTTGATCAGCCTTGACGCGGGGATCGTAATTTATAATATCTTCAACATTTTTTACAATGGCATTTCGTACTTCGGGGGTAAATGGTTCGTATAGCAAGTCCCAGATCACTGTGCCAAATATGGGATTTTCTAACTTCTCACCTTGACGAATGTGAAAATGATTTATTATGTCTTGCTTGATCAATGCAAGGTCATACAATCCAAAATTTTCAGTAGCATTGCTAATTGTGCTGAAACCTTTGTAAATTTTTGTGTTGGGAGTTTGTTGAGCCTGTGCAGGACCCTTGACTGTGACTCTATTATATAATCTGTTGTTGATTGTCATAATTCGCTTGCTCCTGAAATTTTAGCAAATGTATCTGTCACAGTAGTGTATTTTTTCCACAGTTCTGCAGGATCTGCAATTGAACTAGAATTGCTCTCGTTTCTACCATCAATATCTCTATCAGTCTGGTCAGGTTTAAATTTTACTGGGTCAAGATTTTCATGGTGCGGCCAAGGCTCGTGCGTGGGTATTCTGCGCATGATTGTCTGTGTTAATTCACTGCCTTCTTCATTTGGCACACTGTGAGTTTTTAATTCTTTTGGTAGTTCTGCTTCGCTTGCTTCACTTGCAACTTCTGCACTGCCAGGTGTTGCGGCAACTGCTGCTGTAACTGCTGTTGGTGCTGCTGGACCATTAAGGTTAATTGTACCAGCACTAAGAACCAATGATGCTCCGCCAATACTGGTTGCTCCGCCACCGGTCCATCTACTGTCGCCACCACTTTTAATATCTAATGATCCGCCAGCCGTGATGGCAGTGTTGCCGCCAGTATTGATATCTAAATTACCAGTAGTGGTAATTTTTCTGTTACCCACTACAGTATAATCAATATTACCTGTTCTTCTAATAACTTCACTTCCAAAAATGGTAGAATTTACAGTTGCTCCACCGCCGGACCCGCCGCCTACGTCCCAGTTGAGTCCTTGTTGAAAGTTCCAATCCACTTGACCTGTTACCTTGTGTTTCCAATTGGCATCATATACCCAGTCTACATCGCTTTTTACATAATGTAGATAATTTGCATCAAACAAAATATTAACATCTTCTTTTACATGATGAGTGTATGTTGTATCATATGTTATATCCACTGCTGCTTTGATATGAATTTTTTGATTAGCGTCAACAATTAAAATTTGATCGCCAACAACATGTGTATGCATTTCACCCGCAACTTTAGTATTGAAATTGCGACCTGCTTCCATATTGATATCTCGGTCGGCATAAAAATTTAAATCTTGTTTAGTGTGCAAACTCACACTATCTTCAGCATAGATATCTATTTTGCCGTCACTGGTCATTTCAATCCAACTAGTGCCTCTAGCATTGCCAATGTAGATTAAATCTTCTGTATTGTGCAACAGTATCTGATGACCGGTGCGTGTTCTAAATCTCAATAACTCATTGTGGGGTCTATAAACATCACCGTCAGTTTCATCTTGTTCAACTGCTGCGTATTCAGGAGGTCCTTCTGACGGTGATTTTTTACGAAGAAATTTATCATCGCCGTCGTCCATGACAAAACTTGAACCGCCAACTCTGCTGATAAATGCTTCGTTGATAGCATGTTCAAATTTTCCAACTTTTCCACGTGGACCTTTTTTATCAATTGGGCCAGGAGTTGATATGCCAAACACAGCACTGGGG